AAAAGAAGAGAGGGTTTCAAGCACAATTGATGCCCGTTATGGAGCTATCCGTAATTCCGGAGAAACCTACCTCCGCTACATCGGTGGCATCAAAGGAAAACGAGATATGCGGTTAAAAAATAGTAAGCAAAACAGCATAAACTTTAGCCAAGGGCAAAGAGTCTATTCGCCTATGGGATTGCTTCAACCCTATCTACCAACTCTGGCGGCTTAGGTAAAAAGACCGGACTATATGCCGTCCCAAACTATGATGCTATGAGAATAAGACGCTTAACGCCAACCGAATGCGAAAGGCTGCAAGGGTTTCCGGATAATTGGACAAAGTATGGCTCCGATGGACAAATAATAAGTGATACGCAAAGATATAAGGTCTTGGGTAATGCGGTTACGACCAATGTTGTCCAAGCAATTATAGAAAGATTAGAATGAAAAAGGCTTTTCTGTATCCCTTGGCTTTCCTCGTCTTTGTGGGCTGGTTTGCCTTCTTGATTTGGTGGGAAGAACGGAATAAGAAGAAATGATTGCGGAGATAATGCGGTGAATAGCCGAAGAGAACCCAACCCACTATTAGGCACAAGGTAACATGATAGAATAATAGGGGAGTGCTATAATAAGAGTATGAAGTGTGAAAGATGCGGAAAAACATTAGTTGGGAAACAAGAGCGTTGGTGTAGCCCTAAATGTAGCAAATTGGGATTAAAAGCTCTTTATAGAAAGAGAAATAGGAAGAAAGTGAATGCCTATAATAGGAAATATAGAAAAAATAGCATCGATGGCAGTCCATCAAACAATGGTATCATCGGTAGTTTTCTTGAGAGAAACCGAAGGTGTGCCAGATGTGGTAGTCAACCCGTCAATGTTTGTCATATTAAACCAAGATGGGCGGGCGGGAGAAATAAAGATAATTTAATTAGTTTATGTAATAAATGTCACTATCAGTTTGATAACTTGTTAAGGGATTTTTGGAGGAGGAAAAGTAATGGAGACGGTCTACTTTAAATCTTCACTTTACCCTCTAACCACAGGTCAAGAAGGTCATTGATTACGCGGGATTTTGGCTTACCCAGTTTCTTACACTTGGCGGCGAAGCGTTCCTGTTTCTCTTTCCTCATCACGCACCGTTCGACAGGATATTTCTTCCAGACGGGAATATAACCCTCTTCAAAATACTCATCATCATCGTAGTAGCCGTTGGCGAAGCTTCTATCCGTGTCTTTGGACAGGCTCATATAGGCCTATTCTATCAGAGGCCATCTTTTTATGTCAAGTTTTAGCCTGTTAGGTCATGATACAATAGGGGTGGGGATGGAATAGTATCGCTTGGGTTAGGGCCATCAAAGCCCTCCAACACCCGGGGGCAGTACCCGGCATCTCCACATGGAACCTATCAAGTTTGGTGCTGACAAGGTTAAGGTAAACGGTCCACTGGTAGGAGGCGAGTATTCGGTCACCTTAATGTTATAATCAAATTATGGAGCCCAAAGAGTTCTGGTCGCTTGATAAGCTCAAATTATGGAAAGATAACCCCCGAATCGTTAGCAAAGAGAACTTCGAGCGGCTAAAAAGGCAAATCCAGGAGCTAGGAGAATACAAGCCGCTAATAATTACCCCCGATGGCACGGTGCTAGGAGGCAATATGCGCCTGCGAGCCTATCGAGAGTTAGGATATAAAGAGGCTTGGGTGAGCGTGGTTGAGGCTAAGACGGAGAAGGAGAAGTTAAAGTATGCTTTGTCTGATAACGACCAGGTTGGAGAATACCAAAGGGACGATTTGGCTAACCTTATTGGCAACTTGCCTGATATAAGTTTGGGAGACTATTCGGTAAACTTGGGCAAGAGCACTCCGATTAGTGATTTGCTTCCCCAAGAGATAGAGGAGGATGAAGCGCCGGAGGTAGCCGAAGGTGAGCCGGTTAGCAGGCTGGGTGAGGTGTATCAGCTAGGCAAACACAGACTAATGTGTGGTGATAGTACAAAGATAGAAGATGTAGAAAAGTTAATGAACGGACAGAAAGCGGATATGGTGTTTACATCACCACCCTATAATATGGGTGCAGATATGTACGAGAACTACGAAGATAATTTGAAAAGTCAGGAGTACATAGACTTTAATTTGGAAGTGGTACACACTTGGTTGCCTTTCTTAAAAGGATATTTGTTTTGGAATATAAGTTATAACAAGAATAGTAGGTGGGAGTTCTTGGAAATAATGTACAGGTTAGTAAAAGAAACGGGGTTAAGGTTCCTTGAAATGATAGTTTGGGATAAGGGACACGCACTGCCTATAACTTCAGCAGATATGTTAACAAGACAGTACGAGGATGTTTTATTTGTAGGAGATGAAGAAAGTGTCAGTAGGGATATGGAATTGTTTTATATGGGTACAAAGTATAAGAGAGCATTTTTTAATAAGAAAACAAATAAAGGAATAACTAATTATTGGAAAATAGATACAAACAAAACGCAATTAGAAAATCATTTGGCTTGTTTTCCTGTAAAGTTACCCGCTAAGGCAATAAACCTTGTAACACAACCTAACGAAATAGTTGTAGATATGTTTGGTGGCTCAGGCTCTACTCTAATAGCCTGTGAACAAACGGATAGAACCTGTTACATGATGGAGTTAGACCCTAAATATTGTGATGTTATTAGAAAGCGCTATGCTAACTTTATCGGTAAGGAGGAGCAATGGCAGAAAATAACACCAACAGTCTAACCAGGCCTAACGACTCAGGGATGGGTCGGCCAACCAAGTTGACCGAGGACACTGTCAAGAAACTGGAAAGCGTTTTTAATCTTGATGTGACGGTTACTACAGCTTGTGCTTATGCGGGAATTAGTCGTGAGACATATTATTCGTGGCTTAAGGAGAACCCAGAGTTTTCTGACAGAATGGCTAAGGCCCAAGAGTACGCCAGAATTGCCGCAGGAAATGTGGTGATGAACGCTATTGTTCGGGACAAGGATGTGGCTACGGCTCGTTGGTGGTTAGAGAAGCGCTACCCGGAGGAGTTTGGAGGCAGGGCAAACTCTGGCAGCCTAGAGTTTCGGGAAGGCAATCGGAGCATAGTTTTCAAAGTATCACGCGGAGAATGACTGAAGAACGAACCGTTAACATCTTTGCCCCCAGCCGTCCCCATGAGGGGCAGAAGAGAGTTTTGCAAGCGCTGGATGAAGGCCAGCGTTTTGTTTTGGTAAGGGCTGGCCGGAAGTGGAGAAAAACGAGTTTGGGCATCTCTTGGCTTTTTGAGGGAGCGATGAGCAACACCCTTACCTACCCCTACATTGCCCCCAACCGCGTCCAGGCCAAAAACATCGCCTGGGACGACCATGTGGCCCGATTGCTGACCGAGTTTCGCAAGAAGGGTGTGCCTTACAAAACCAACGAGACCGAGCTGTCGGTTTCCATCGGCGGAGCGGGTAAGGTGCAACTATTTGGTGTCGAGAACCAAGAAGCCTTGCGGGGTATCTCCAACTGGGGCCGAGCAGTCGTGGACGAATATGACGACTGGGAAGAGGATATCTGGCCAACAATTATTCGCCCAAACCTAATGGTGCACCAGGCCCCGGCTATTATCATGGGAACACCCAAGGGTTTTCGGGGAATGTATAAGCTGGAGCAAAACCCCGACTTTAAGGCCTTCCACTTTACCTCCTACGACAACCCCGACTTGCCTCGCGCGGAGCTGGAGTCAATGGTTGAGGAATACAAAAAGTTAGGCGAGGACTACTTCCGGCAGGAGATTATGGCCGAGTATGTCAAGCCGGTGGGGGTGGTTTATCGTGAATGGGACATGGACAGGCAGTATATCCCCTTGGACTATGACCCAAACTTACCCTTGCACGTCTCCTTTGACTGGGGCGTCAACGACCCCACCGCTATTATCTGGATACAACCCTACGGGGCCGAGACGCGGGTAATTGACTACTACGAGGCCTCGGACGCTTCCATTGAGCACTTTATCCAAGTCATCAACGCCAAGCCTTACAAGAAGCCAGACTTGTTCACTGGCGACCCGGCGGGTAAGGCCCGCACCCTGACGACAGGCACTTCGGTTATTGAGATGCTGGCCGACAAGGGCATCTTTGTTCGCACCAAGGACGGGGTGAGAATTCCCGACCAGATTAGGATTGCCCACGAGAAGATGCCGGGGCTGTATGTGGCCAAAGACCGCGCCGAGGGTTTTCGAGATTGTCTTCTCAACTACCGCTATCCGGAGAAATCCACCGGCCTGGTTAATCAGGAGAACGAAATTCCTATCCACGACCGCTTTTGCTTACATGGAGACACTAAAATACGAACGCTTGATGGGTGGAAAAAAATAAAGGAGCTTGTTGGGAAAGACTTCTATGTTTGGGGTTATTCTGACCGAGAAAAACGGCTCATCCCTACTAAGGCGGAGAAGTGTTGGTTAAGCAGAAAGGCGGCTGAGTTGGTCGAGATAGTTCTTGACGATGGGGCTTCATTAAAGTGTACACCAGACCATGAAGTGCTTCTAAGAGATGGGACCTACAAACAGGCTGGGAAGCTGAGGGTGGGCGACTCACTAATGCCATTCTACGAGTGGAACATAAATGGGGACGGGCACCCGATGATTAACTTAAATGATGGGAGTAGTGGAGACGAGCATCGGATTGTCTTCTCGCGGTTTAATGGACATTTGGTTGACGGCCAAATCATTCACCACCTGGATGGGAATAAAAAGAATAACAATCCAGATAACCTTGAACAAATAACGATTGACGAGCACTGTCGTCGCCATCGTCCGCACTTGGGTGGCGGTGCTGTTGGTGGGGGAAATACTGGCATCAGGCGGTACAAAAAAAAGTGTATTTGGTGCGGTAGGGTGTACTGGGGTACATGGAAGTCCATCTATTGCTCTACACTGTGCTCTAACCGCAGGCGTTCGACTATCAGAAGGGATGAACGCCGGGCTCTTCAGCCTTTGAAGAAGTGCGTATGGTGTGGCAGGGAATTTCATGCCTACGCAAGAGAGCTTACTTGTAGCAATAAGTGCGCACAAGAGAGAACGGCAAAGTACAATTCGGATTATCAGAAGAAACGATGGGCAGTGCGGAAGCAAATGAAAGCCAATCACAAGGTTATGGCGGTAAAGAAGGTTGCTGGGTTGCACGATGTTTACGATATTACTGTTCCTGAGACGCACAATTTCGTAGCCGAGGGAGTGGTGGTACACAACTGCCATGGTATCCGCGCCTTTGAATACTGGGCCGTCAATGTAAAAGACGGGGCGGTGGTAAGCGACGGGGGGCAGTTGAACCAAAAGCCACCCCCCTGGGCCGCCAACTTGCCTTCGTGGAGTAGAGGAGGTGAGAGAGAATGAGAGTTCTCTATCTTTCTTACGAGCGAGGCCTGGAAATCGCCGAGAGGGGCCACGAGATCTTTTATATGGACATTGAGCAAATTAGGACGAAAGGATTTGCGCAGGT